CCCCTCCCCACGATCAGATTGATTGTTTTTGATCATCGATCTTCACGACTCACTCAAGAATTGGTGATGGAATTCTCACTTGTCCCTTTCTGACACAGATCGGATGCGCCCATCTCCGCGATCCATCAGTGAATTCAATCAACCACATCTTGTCTTCCTTGCGAATGATCGTCACAGGTCCATACTTGGTTTCATAGACAGGCCCTTCTGAACCTGGACGGTGGACTGGATTCCGTCTGCATTTCATGTTCTCCTTGTGGCTGATCCATTGGCATGTCTCCTTTGAGTACATCGGTTCAACCCCTTCTCTCTGCTGTCAATATCCGAATCAAGAATCGAAACTTTTGTCAAGAGAATTCGGAAGACAATATGACCATTCGTCACACTTCAGGACAAACGAGCTTTGAACCCAATACGACTCTTCATTGATAGGAATTCGGGACCTTGCGTGAAATTGCCCCGAAGATTGGCTATCCATGCGGGTCTTCGGCCTTCAAGTTTTGAGCCTACAAATCAGGGGGTTTTATTCACTCAATTACGACTTTTGATGATGGGTGGTATCACCATACCAGAAGGCCCCAATAGAATCATTCTTTTGAAACCTCAAAAAATGACGACTGATGAGGGGTTGATCGAGGGTTGATGCCTGCTTGATAGCAGATGATGACAGGAGTTAATTCACTCATTGGATTTTTGATGAAACCTACACTCTCACTTTTGGGCCCCTGTTGAGTTCATCAACCCCCAGAAGGCAACTCCAATCGCGTCGGCAATGTCCTGATCCCCCTTCTTCCCTGTCAGTTGAAGACCAAACTTCTCATTGACGACTTGAGTGATCAGTGGTTTGTCTGCACGTCCATTGTTTGTAAGAACCTTCTTCCATGATGAGATTGAGACTGGAGTTGGTTCAAGTCCACATGAAGCCAAGAGACTACACTTGAGGAGACCACAACCTTCGGCTATGGATGTGATCCTTCCATTGGCAGTGAAGGCATAGTCTTCAATGAAGATTGTTGAGGGATTGAACTTGACAATGAAGGTAGAAATCTCATCAGCCAACCATATGATCCGTTGAAGGTGGGAAGAGAAGTTGGGTTGCTTGGCCCAGTGCTTGGTTGCAATGAGGGTTCCAGTGGGATCAAGGATGGCGACTGCTGGGGCTGTCAATGAGAAGTCAATGCCAACAATCATAGTTCACCTACCTTGTAGAATAGGACTTGATGTTGGTTGTTGATGATACCAATCTTGAGACCTTCAAGGCCATCTTGACGATGAATGGAATCGATCAGTTCTTCATGGTTGATGTTGTTGTCAATGGAGTTAACCACAAGAGCAACAAGGTTTCCTGAACAGACACACGTGGCCTCGATGGATGGATAGTGATGATTGATGAAGGATAGAACTTTGGATTCAATGGAAGGCATGATGAGTTCCTCTTGATGGTTGATGATGGATCATAGGAATATAGGACCACAAATCAATCAATCTGATCGTGGGGAGGGGCAGGGGCCTTGAGGGCCCCAGCCCCCCCAGAGCACCGTTGAGGGAACCCCACCACTACTGTAGTATTCGGTTTCGTGTGTTGACCTGAAACCTCAAGTGGAACTTCAACTTCACCCAATCCTGAATTGTGAAGACTTTGTGAATTTTGCACCAAAAACACCCATTCAGACCTATAGAGTTTGTATAGATACTATAGTAGGGTTTGTTTTTGAGTTGACTCTCCAACCCCACCATGATACTATCAACTTCATCATTGACACTTCATCCTTCAGGAATTCACATGCAACAAACACTACAATCATTCGTCATTGGAACTATTCATGAAACCACACAACACGGTCTACTGAAGATCATTGGTCTTGTTGAAGGTAGACCAGACCGTAGACAAGTGAAGTTCATCAACACGGGTTTTGTGAAGGAAGCCAGCACCGAATCCATCTCCAAAGGGACTGTCAAGGATCCTTCACAGGTTTCAGCACATCGCGCTGGCTACCTTGGTCATGACCCTTCATTGGAGAAACATCCATTGCGGAAGGTACTCTACAGCAAGTGGTATGCAATGATGCAAAGGTCTAATCCCATCAAGCACGGCAAGAAGAACCCATGGAACAAGTGCAATGGCAAGGCAATCGATCCTGATTGGATGAACTTCAGCGCCTTCATGAAGGACGTGCTTGAGATTCCTGGTGCCGAATTGTTGTACACTTGCAAATACACCGATGAGGTTCACCTGAACAGTGACATCCTTGCTACTGAACGTGGTGTCCCTCCAACGTATTGCAAGGAGAACTGCAAATGGATTCCTCGTGCATACAATGATCAGATTGAAGTATTCAACAAGAAGAATGGCTTCATGAAGGAAGGGAAGTCCTTCGATACCATTCACGGACCAGTCACCATGGTGGCCAATGAGAAGGGTAAGTGGACCTTGAGGTTTGATGATGGGAAGGTGAAGACGTATTGGTGGATTGCCGTCATCAACAATGACTTCAGTAGACCATGATGTCAAGTGGTTGACATCCTCATGCGTTCATAGTATCATTCGTCTCAATCAATCTTCCAAGGGGCCTTCATCGGCCCTATTCAATTCCTCGAAACCGAATACTACAGTAGTGGT